TGGTAATTTATTGCGTTCAGGTAGACTTTTAAATAGACCTAGTGCAGGTAGATTAAGTATGTTTATCTATGACCCTAAAACAAAAGATAAATTACCGTATTACGATATGTTTCCTTTAGTATTACCCTTAGATGTGATACCTGGTGGATTTATAGGAGTAAACTTTCATTACTTACCTCCAGCATTAAGATTAAGATTTTTAGAATCTTTACAAGCATATGCATCAAGCAAAATTATTAATAAAAGAACACGACTTGATGTATCGTATGACCAATTAAAAAAAAACAAATACACAAAACCAACAATAAAGAAATATTTGTATAAACAAGCAAGGTCAAACTTTTTAAGAATAGATGCAAACGAATCAGCAATTGCAGTTATGCTACCAGTGGCACAATTTGCTAAAGAAAGTGTAAGAAGGGTTTATACAGACAGTCGAGGAATGTTATGAGTTTTCGACAACGTATCAGAGATAGGTATAACAAACTTTGCACCACAGACAATGTTATAGATATAACTGTAGATGCTATCATATTGTTAGCAGATGTTTTAACATCACCTATTTTAATTATTGTTAGACTTATTAAACACGTTGTCAATGTCTATTTTATAGATAGAATAAAAAGAGCAGTCAAATGGTTTGTGCATAAAGTATTAAGGATAAAATAATGTATGAGTATAGAATAAAAGAGATTACAAAGATAGTAGATGGTGATACCATTGATGCTATAATTGATTTAGGATTTGACATATTACATAGTGCTAGAATTAGACTATACGGTATAGACACACCTGAAAGTAGGACAAGAGATTTAGAAGAGAAGAAATATGGTTTATTAGCAAAGAAGTTTCTAACAAACTGTTTAAAGACAGATAAACCTATTATATTGCGAACACACAAAGAAGAGAAGGGTAAGTTTGGTAGAATATTAGGTGAAATAATTATTGATGAAAAGAATATAAATACACATATGATAGAAAGTTATCATGCAGTTCCTTATCGTGGTCAAAGTAAATATGACATTGATGAGTTGCATATGAACAATAGAGAGATGTTAAGTAAGGATAATTAATGGGAATAATAAAAATAGGTGGTAAAATTGCTGGTATTGATGTAGGTATCAATATAACAAGAGATAAATCACTAGAAAATGTAACAAGAGACCCGAGATTAAAACAGAATGGTGGTAAACCTGGTGTAAACCCTAATTCTGTATTAGGACAATTCCTAGCAAAAACAAATAAAGCAGAAGGATTTAGCAGACCAAATAGATTTTACATAAACATACGACCACCTAAGGCGATGAGAGCATCTGCTGGTCAATTAGGAACTATAGATGAATTTGATGGTTTTCCTAATTACAAATTCGAAACAAATACCATTGCAAGAGATGTACAAGCATTTTGTAGTAAAATTACGTTACCAGATAGAAAAATGGGTACAACAGACTATAAGACAGGTGCAGGTCCAACAAGAAATATAGTGTCAGATGTAACATATTCAGACTTTACTGCAACATTTTATTGTGACAAAATGATGGTAGAAAGAAACTTTTTTGAATTATGGCAACAATCTGCATATAATAATCAATCATACAATTATGATTACTATGATAACTATGTTGGTGAGATAGAGATATTTCAATTAGGTAGTTTTACAGAAAATCAAAGTGGTGATGATATAGCACACGCAGTCTGTATAGAGGAATGTTACCCTACAAGTGTGGGTACAGTTGAATTAGGTTTTGAAACAGGTAAAAATCAGATATGTACAATTGATGTAACATTTTCATATAGACAATGGTCAAATTATACGATAGATAATATGGGTAAAGTACACGGTAGAGGTGGTAAAGATACTGCAAATAAATATACTGTTGTAGAAAAACAAGGTGGTGGATTTATCACCGGTATAATGCAAAAATTACCACCTATATTAAGAAGACCAGCAAGACAAGTTACTGAAGAATTAGTAAGAAGAACACCAATAGGAATAATTACAGGTGGTAGAGTATCAGAACCATTTAAAGTTCCTACTGGAATATATTAATATTATAACATTGGAGTTAGATAATGAAGTTACCTAATTTGGATACACCAAGATATGAATTGACACTACCGTCTACAGGTGCAAAGATATCATATAGACCTTTTTTAGTAAAAGAAGAAAAACTATTATTAATTGCAAAAGAAACTGATAAATCAGAGGAAATGTCATCAGCAACTTTGCAAATGATACAAAATTGTACTTTTAATAAGTTAGAATTAGAATCATTACCGTTATTTGATATAGAATATTTATTATTGAAAATAAGAGCAAAATCAGTAGGTGAAAAAGCAACTTTGAGATTAGTTGCTCAAGATGATAAAACAACAGTTGTACCTGTTGAAGTAGACTTATCAAAAATAGAAGTTGTTATTGATAATAAACACACTAATAAAATTATATTAGATGGAGAGAAGAAATTAGGAGTTGTATTTGCATATCCTACTTATAAATTAGCATCTATGGGTCTAGATGATGTCGAAGATATTGCTAAAATGTTTGATTTAGTTATATCATGTATCGACCACATCTTTGAAGGAGATACTATCTATAAAGCAGGTGAATATACACACGAAGATTTAAAAAATTTCTTAGACAATTTAAATCAAGACCAGTTTGAAAAAATATCAGAGTTTTTTAAAACTATGCCAAGCATTACACATGAGATTGAATTTACTAACCCTAATACAAACAAAGTTAGTAATGTTACATTGAGAGGTATCAGTAATTTTTTTTAGTATGCTTCTCCCATAATTCTTTAGAAGCATATTATAAATTAAATTTTAACTTGATGCAACTTCATAAATATTCATTGACAGAAATTGAGTCAATGATACCGTGGGAGAGAGATATCTATCTCACGTTACTTAATCAACATATAGAGGAAGAAAACAAAAGAATAGAAGAACAAAATCAAAAGATGGAGAGGTCTAGATAAATGGGAGAAGATAAAAAAGCATTAAAAAGAACTCAAGAAGAAGTAGAACTTGAGTTAAGAGAAGAAAAAGCAGACGCACAACGTAGAATGAGTTGGATTGCTATTACTAGTATGATAGTATTCACTATTATATTATTTACTCCTATAATGTCAGATAAAAGAGTTGAGGCACTTGCAGATTTATTAGGGTTATTTTACATTGCACAAGCATCTATAGTAGGTTTCTACTTTGGGGCACAAGCATATATGTCTAGGAAATAATTATGGTAGATAATATAAAACCAAGTCAAATGAATCAAATAAATGCAACTACAAAACAACAGGTAGAAGAAGGTAAAGTAGATGTATTAAAGAGTATAGCATCATACTTTAAAGATAATTTACCTACACCAGGTAAAAAAACTGCTAAAGGTACATTAAAATCAACAGAAGAGGCGATGAAGTTTAAAACTGATATTGATAAAATTTTAACTGAAAATGATTTGAGTGGAGCATTTAAAAAATTTAATGATAAACTAATTGCAAGTGGTAAGAGCATAACAGATTATATTGATGCTACAGATAGTGCTAATTCACAGTTTATTAAAAATTTTAACAAATATAGTAAAGAAAGAAATAATGCAGAAAGAAAACAATCTATTCTTGCTAGAGAAAATATAGCAACCAGAATAGATGAAAATAATGAACTAAGGGTATTAAAAAAAAGTGAAATAAGAATGCAACAAGATGAAATGAAAAAACTCAGAGGTCAGATAGAAGATATAGAAGATGAATTAAGAAGAAAGCAAAAAAAATTATCAGGAGAACAAATAGCGGCAAAATTTGATGAAATTGAAGAAAAAAGATTGCAAATACGAGAGATTAAGGATTTAGGTATTAAAGAACAGAAAAAGTTTCAAGACACTATTTTTAGGTTCAATATCCTAGATGATGCTTTAGATGCCCTAAGAGATTTTAAACCAAAAACAAGAGAAGGGATAGCAAATTTTTTAGATGGTCTCACACCCGAACCCATCAAAACTGGTTTTCAGTTGATAACATCTAGTATACAATCAGCATTAGAACCTATACTTACTCTATTTAAACCACTAAAAATATTCATACCAATAATGAAGGCGTTTGGTGCAGGTCTTCTCATAGCAGGTAAGAGAATTAAACGATTGTTTAAATCAGTAGAAAAAACTAATGATGCTACCGAACAAATGACTTTGTTTACAAAAGAACAAATGAGTGCAACAAAAAAACAGACTGAAATAACAAAAGAACAAACGGAAGTGCAAGGTAAAAAAAGCAAAAAAGAAGGAATAGATGAAAAGAAAAGAACTGGTATATTTGGAAAGTTAGGAGGAGCGGTTGGTAAAGTAGCAGGTATTTTTAGTAAAATTTCTATGATGTTACCCTTATTATTATTTACATTAGTACCTCTCATAGGTGTGTTTCTTCTCTTTAAAAACAAAATACTCGGTTTTATTGATATGATATTTGGTACAAACTTTCAAAAAGAACCAGAAACTATCACAACACCTGGTGGAGTAGACACAGGTATTAAAAAAGGTGAAGGTTTTGGTGCTACTTTTGGTGATGGTATTGATGATGGTGCGTTAAAGGAAATGGCAAAAACACAGATAGAAAAAGAAAATCCAGATATGAGTCAGTACGATAAGAACCAATTAGCAAATAAGAAAAAAAGAGAAATAGAAAAACAGATGAAAACTGAAGAAGGTAGAAAAGATTTATTAGAAGAATATAAGGGTACTGAATCTGAAGAAGTTATAGTAAAAAATATTGCTAGTCGAACTAAAAAAGAACTTATAAGTGAAAATTTGAAAATTAGGCAATCAATGAAGGGTGATGAGTTTAGTTTAAAAACTACAGAACTTAGTATTGAGAAAGTAAAGAAATTGAATGAGAAAAATCTTCAAGACCAATTAAAAAGAGGTTCATATCAACCCATGACGGGTTTTCAAAAAAAGAGAGATGAATTTGCACAAAAAGGTTTAGAAAATCTTGAAAGACTAACTATGAAAAGAAATGAATTAGTAGAAAAAATGGCACCTATGAAAAGTCAGATGCAGACAAACGCAACTGCTATTAACAATATAAATAATTCTAACACCACTAATGCTGTGGGTGGTAAAAGAGGTGTTCTTAATGGTGAAATTATACAGAAAGCACTACCATATCTGCTCAGAACCACCAATTAATAAGAACCTAAATCTTTCTCGGTAATAATCTTAAACTCCATATTGTTATTAGCACAATATTTTTTAGCAGATTCCCATTTAGCAATATTCTTTGCATACTCCATATTTTCACGAATATGATATTTTGTCTTACGTTTAGGAGTTTTTGGTTTCATACACTGACGATAAGGTTTTATCTCTATACAAAATTTCTTACCTTTATCAGTTCGCACAAGAAAGTCTGGAAAGTATCGGTGTATTCTATTATCTAATGGTGAACGATAAGGTATCGATAACTCTTCACTTGCCCACTGTATTACATTATCGTTCCTATCACAATAGAGCATGAACTTTCGTTCAAGATTAGAACGATACACTATTTGTTTTGTGTCTCCTACATATTTCTTTGGATTTGTAGGGCGATATAATCCTTTATAACTTTTCATCTTACCTTATAAATATAGATAAACTATTAGGAGT